GGCTATGCCAGTCTGCAGGACCTCAAAGGGGCCGGCTTTACGTCTGATGATCCTGTGTACATCGCGGCCAGCAAGGTGTTTGGCCAGTCGCCGAAGCCGCCTGCAGTCATGATTGCGGTGCAGAAGTTGTCCAGCGGTTCCACCGAAAAGGTGGATGTGACCCTTGACCGGGCCATTGGTATGCCGGGCTGGTACTGCATCTGCCCGGCGGGCATCAAGGAGGACTTTTACCAGAGCATCGCGGACTGGACAGAAGCAAATGAAAAACTCTGCGTCTGCGAAACTACTGGTATTTCGTCCTCTCCGGTATCGGATGCTATGCTGCGCACCGCAGTGATTCATGCGACCGCAGAGAATGACTGTGTGAACTGCGCCTACGCTGCCCGGTTCCTTTCCTATGACCCGGGCAGTGAGCAGTGGTGCTTCAAGTCGCTTTCCATGGTGTCTGCGCAGGGTCTGTCCACTACGGATATTGCAAGCCTGGAAGCACGCAATATTTCGTACTATACGACCGTTGGCAGCAAGGCCATGGTGCAGGGCGGCAAGGTGAGCGGCGGCGAATGGATTGACACCATCCGCTTCCGTGACTGGCTGAAGACCGAGATTCAGTCCAAGGTGCTGAACCTGCTCCTAGGACTGCCCAAGGTGCCCTACACCGACCAGGGCATCGCGCTGGTACAGAATGCTGTTATTGATGCCCTGGAAGAGGGCGTGCGTGCTGGTGGCATTGTGCAGGATGCTTCCTCTGATGATGGAGAAGCGTCTCGTGCATATACCGTCACTGTGCCGCGCGCGGCCGATTTGGATGCCGCAACTCGTAAGAGCCGCCGTCTTACCGGTGTGACATGGACAGCACAGCTGGCAGGTGCCCTGATCGCCGCGAAAATTGGCGGCACACTGAATTACTGAGAAAGGAGAACCGCTAAATGCGTGGAGACGTAACCGTTTACTCCCCGAAAAACGTTCTGTGCACCATGGGCATTCACATCGCGTCTGGTTTTACGGAGGATGGCTTTATTACCATTACTCCGCAGGGTGATGGCGTGACGGATGAAGCCGGTGCAGATGGCGAAGTGGTCATTTCGATTCCGGATGATCCTCGTTATGAAATCAAGCTGGTCCTGCAGTACGGCTCCAAAACAAACAACTGGCTGCTGAAGCAGTAGAACAATAACAAGCAGACCCCGGGCAGCGGCCTTTTCAATATGCAGATCAAGGATCTGGGCTCTAACCCGGATTTCACGGCGTCCAAGGCATGGGTTTCCAAGCCTGCCCCGTGCGCTTACGGTAAGACCGGCCAGAGTCAGGAATGGACACTGCGGGCTGTTGGCAAGATGGAACCGAAGAACTGAAAGGAGAAAACCTGATATGAAAATGAAACGCATGGAGATGCGCGACATCACGGTTGGCGAATACCAGTTCAAGGTTCGTCCATTCGGTGCCAAGGATGCCACCTACATTTTTGGCGATGTTGCATCTATCATCCTGCCGATTCTGGGCACCGTGTCGGTTGCTAGCGACGATAAGGATGCTGTCAACATGGAAATGTTTGACGGGATGGACATGGACAAAGACTCGCTGGTCAAGGCGCTTGCCCGCATCAATGGCAACGCATTGAGCAAACTGGTGAGCGAGCTCCTGCTGGATCACAGCAACATCCGCGTTTTGGATCCTGAGAAAAACACTTATGAGGTCATGGGCGAGGATGATTTTGATGAAATTTTCTGCCAGTACCTCGCCGGAATGCTCAATCTTTGTGCTGAGGTCATTCGCTTAAACTTCAGCGGTTTTTTCAAAGATGCGAGCACCCTCTTTGGAGGCCTTATCAAAGTGCGCCGGGCGGGCAGCTCGAACAGTACGGAGAGTTCGACAACGACAGAGTAACGAACCTTGAATGGATTATGTATACCCTGATTCGTGAGCGGGTGGCTTCGATGTACGAACTGACCTATGTTTATAATCTGGATGAAATGCTAAAACTCTACGACCTGATTATGATGCAGCGGGACATTGAGTACGCCAAAAGCCAAGAGGACAGAAGGGGGAATACATAAGTGGCGGCGAAGGAAACTGTAATCGGAAAGTTCGTCAATCAAATTCTGTTCAAGGTCGATAAAAGCTCTGTTGATG